GATTGGAAAGACCCTAAGACGTGGCACAAGGCCAACCCGTCGCTGGGCGAGACGATCACGGTGGAGTCGTTCGCAGCCGACGCCCGTGAGGCTGAACAGTCGCCGTCCAAGCTCAATAGCTTCTTGCGGTACCGGCTGAACGTCTGGACGACGCAGGACGTGCGGTGGCTGTCGCCCGATGCGTGGGCGAAGTGCGGCGGCCAGCTGCGTGACGAGCTCGAGAAGCGTGAGTGGTACGCCGGGCTCGACTTGGCCAGCACCACGGACTTGTCGGCGCTGGTGCTCGTGAGCCAGGCCGACGACGGCACCTTCGACGTTCTGCCGTACTTTTGGGTGCCAGAGATTAACGCAGCCGAGCGGACGCAGCGGGACAAGGTGGACTACATCGGATGGATCCGTGACGGGCACATCCGTGCTACCGATGGGAACGTCACCGACTACGACGTGATCCGGCGAGACATCGTGGAACTGTCGCAGCAGTTCAACATCCGCCAGCTGGGGATCGACCGCTGGAACGCCACGCAGCTGGCTACGCAACTGCAAGGAGAAGGCATCAATGTGACAGGCTTTGGGCAGGGCTACGCCTCAATGTCGAGCCCTGCAAAGCAGCTGGAGAACCTCGTGCTTTCGGAAAAGATCCGGCACGGCGGCCACCCAGTGCTGTCGTGGATGGCGGCGAACGTGGCGACACAGAGCGATTACGCCGGAAACATCAAGCCGAGCAAGCAGAAGTCAACGGAGCGTATCGACGGAATCGTGAGCCTCGTGATGGCACTTGGCCTCCACGCTACGGCGACTGCGAAGCCAGCAGACCAGTCCTGGGACATCATCACGCTATGAGCGAAACAGCCACCAACGACTACCGGATGCACGAGCTCCGTGGCATCGACTGGAGCGAGATGGGCGGTGGCCGCACGTCATCCGGCATCCGGGTCAACGCCGACACGTCGATGGCCTGCTCGGCCTACACGGCGTGCATCCGTGTCATTTCGGATTCGGTCTCGTCTCTGCCGCTGCACCTGTACGAGCGAGTGACGACGGGCGGCAAGCGTAAGCAGCCCGAGCACCCGCTGTACCGCCTGCTGCACACGCAGCCGAATCCGTGGCAGACGGCTCAGGAGTTTCGGGATTGGATGACCGGGCTCTACCTGCACTACGGGGCGTCGTACGCCGAGAAGCGGCCCGGCCCCCGCGGCACGGTGGGCGAGCTCTGGCCGCTGCACAGCAGTCGGATGGAGGAGGAGCGGCTGGAGAACGGCCAGATTCGCTACCTGTACCGTGAGCCGGATGGCCGGCAGACGGTGTACCGCCAAGAGCAGATCTTCGCCCTGCGGTACACGACGAGCGACGGCATCCACCCCATCCCCACGTACCGGCTGTTTCAGAACGCCATCGGCCTGGCCCAGGCGTTGGAGGCTCACGGGGCCACCTACTTCGGCAACGGTGCCCGGCCCGGCATCGTGCTGGAGTCCGACAACCCGATCCCCGTGGAGGCGGCCGAGCGTCTGCGGGAACAGTGGGAGCGGATGCACCGTGGTGCGGATCGAGCCCACCGCACTGCGATCCTGCCCAACGGCGTGAAGGCCCACGAGCTCTCGCAGAGCAACGAGGCGGCCCAGTTCCTTGAGACACGCCAATACCAAGTCATCGAAATCTGCCGGGCGTTTCGTGTGCCTCCACACATGATCCAGAGCCTGGAACGCAGTACATACAACAACATCGAAGTGCAGGGCACCGAGTTCGTGCAGCACTGTCTGCTCAGTCACCTGAAGCGGTGGGAAGCGGCCATCGCCCGTGACCTGATTGACGACGACGAAAAGTACTTCGCTGAGCACAACGTCAACGGCCTGCTGCGTGGCGACCACGCGAGCCGCTCGGCCTACTACGTCTCGGCGATCCAGAACGGCTGGATGAGCATTAACGAAGTGCGTGAGATGGAGAACCTCAACCCGCTCGGCGTCGAGGGTGACAAGCACTTCATTCAATTGAACATGACCACGCTGGACAAGGCCGGCGAGGAGCCGCCTGCACCGGAGCCGGTGGCCGAGCAGCCGGTGGTCGAAGCCGAGGACAGCCCGGCCGACGAGCTCGAGGACGACGCCGAAACAGAGGAGCAGACCGATGGAGATTGAACGCCGGGACTTCGCCTTTGAGGATGACAACGAGCTCGTGGTCGAGAGTCGTGCCGACGGCCGGGCCGCCATCGTGGGGTACGCCGCCGTGTACAACCGGCTGAGCCTTGACCTGGGCGGCTTCAAGGAAGAGATCCTGCCTGGTGCGTTTGACAAGATTCTCGGCCGCCAGCGTGGCAAGGGCGACGTGGTCGCACTCTTCAACCATGACAGCAACATCGTGCTGGGCCGCACGTCCAGCGGCACGCTGGAGTTGTCCAGCGACGAGAAGGGCCTTCGGTACGTGGTGACGCCGCCCGTGAGCCGGGCCGACGTGCTTGAGCTCATCCAGCGGCGTGACGTGCGTGGCTCGTCGTTCGCCTTCACGGTGGACCCCAAGCACGAGTCGTTTCGCACCGGCGAGGACGGCAAGGCCGTGCGGCAGATCCGAGAGGTTTCGGGCCTGTACGACGTTGGCCCAGTGCTGGTGCCGGCGTACCCGCAGACGAGTGCCGGCGTGGCCATGCGGTCCTATGAGGCATGGCTTGCGTCACAGGGCGAGCCAGCGGCCCCGCCTGCTGTGCGTTCAGCCATGCGTGGCGTCGCCCAGGCGTGGGCCGCCATGCTGAGGCTCCGCAATGTCTGAGGCCCGCTGCACCTGCGGCGAGAAGTTGCGGTGTCGCTCTAGTCGTGCCTGCGGCGATGAACGGCAGCGGTATCTGCGTTGCCCACGGTGCGGTGCTCGTGCGGTGGCGTTTGTGAAAACAACAGTTTCTCAAATGAGGTTCTGCAAGAGGCCGGGTGCGTAGCGGCACAGTGGACTCCATCGGCAATCACGCCGCTGGAGATCACACATGGACCGCCTCTCGACTCTTCGCGCCGAAGCCACCGACGTTGCCGAGCGGATTGACTCGCTCACGGCCCTGCAGACCGACAACCAGGCTGATCTCGAGTCCCGTGATGCGGAGCTCACCGGCCTGACCGAGCGGGCTCAGAAGCTCGCCGCCTCGATCGACTTCGAGGTCAAGGTGGTCGAGTCGGCCAAGAATCTCCGCAGCGTGGCCGAGCGTTGCTCGCCGGCCCCCGAGGTGCGTGCGGTCGAGAATCGCATTGAGCCGGTGCGGGACAGCCGCAAGCTCAAGGCGTTCCGCTCGCACGAGACGGCGTACCGCTTCGGCATGTGGCTGCGTGCCAAGTTCGCCGGCGACGACAACGCCCGGCGGTGGTGTGCTGACCACGGCGTCGAGAGCCGCGCGATGGTCGAAGGCGTCAACAGCACCGGCGGCTTCGCCGTGCCTGACGAGGTGTCGAACGAGATCATCCGCAACGTCGAGACGTACGGCGTGGCCCCCACGGCCCTGCAGAACTTCTCGATGGCCAGCGACACGCTGATGATCCCGAAGCGGCTCACCGGCGTCACGGGTGCGTGGCTCGGCGAAGGCAGCGAGTTCACCTACAGCGACATGACCGGCACTCAGGTGCAGCTGGTCGCCCAGAAGTTCGGCGTGGCCACCAAGGTCAGCAACGAACTGTGGGCCGACGGCGTGGGCATCGCCGACCTGATCGCCACGGAGCACTCGCTGTCGGTGGCCAAGGCCCTCGACGAAGCGGTCTTCACCGGCACTGGCACCTCGGCCTTCGGCGGCCACCACGGCGTTGCGGTCAAGATCGACACCGCTCCGTACACCGCCAGCGTGGCGACGGCGGCCAGCGGCAACACGAGCTTCGAGACGCTCGACAAGGAAGACTTCCTTGCCGTGCTCGCCAAGTGCCCCCGCTACGCCCTGCCGGGTGCCCGGTGGTACATCTCGCCGGCCGGCTACCACGCTGCGATGCAGCGGCTGGATCTCGGCCAGGGTGGCAACGCCAGCGTGGCACAGGGCTTCGGCCTCACGTTCCTCGGCTACCCCGTCACCCTCGTGCATGTGATGAACAGCACGCTCGGTGCGGATGCGTCGAAGATCAAGGTGCTGTTCGGCGACCTGGCCATGGCTGGTGCCCTCGGCCTGCGTCAGGGTTACGCCCTGCGTGTCAGCCAGGAGCGGCTGGTCGAGTATGACCAGACCCTCGTCACCGGCATCGTGCGTGCCAATGCGGTGTTCCACTCGCTCGGCTCGACCAGCGAGGCGGGCCCGGTGATCGCGCTCAAGACGGCGTCCTGAACCTAGTACCTTCCACGGAGAACTGCTCCCATGATCCAGATTGCGGCAACGAAGACGGACGCCAAGGCGGCGGCGAGTGTGGCGGCCTCGGCCACCCACAGCCACGAGATCGACACCTTGGGCTTCGAGTACGTTTCCATCGACGTGGTGTACTCGCCGTTCGCGTCGACCACCAGCAATGCGGCTCCGGTGCTCCGGCTGACGCAGCACGACGTGACCGGCACCGGCCAGACGAACATCAGCGGTTTCGTGGGCGGCACCGACTTCACGGTGGCGGCTGGCACCACGACCGGGGCGAACGTCAACGTCGGTTACGTGGCTCGGTTCAATGTCGATATGCGTGGCAAGCGTCGCTTCCTGACGCTCTACACCTCGCCGGGCAACACGGTTGCCATCTCGAGCGTGGCCCGTCTGGGCCGTGCCGAAGAGGCTCCGTTCTCGGCGGCCACCAAGAACGTCGGCACGCTCGTCAGCGGCTGATCGCTTGACACATGCGGCACAGTGGACGGCTGGCAGGGCTCTACGCTCTGCCAGCCGTTTCCATTCGAGGGGCCACCATGCTCGTCCGTGTCGGTGACACGCAGGTAGATATCCGAGTCGAGGCCGTGCTGTCGATGCCCCGGCTGGGGTTCACCAGCAACTTCTTCGCCTGGGCTCAGGCCCTGATGCCTTTGGGCATCCGGCCGACTCTCGGCACGGGCTGCTTCTGGGATCAGGTGAACACCCGGGTGTTCGAGCAGTTTATTGACAAGGCCGAGTATCTGCTGGCCATCGATTACGACACGTTCTTCACCAAGGAAGACGTGGAGACGCTCTTTGCCATGGCGATGACGTTCCAGTGCGATGCCATTACCGGGCTGCAAACCAAGCGAGAAGACGGCCGCCCC